TTTGAAATGAGTGATATAGAAGAAGATACTAATATACGTGGAAGCAAAAATTTAATTAAATTAAAAACTGCAACTGGAAATAAAATAGAATTAAACGATCATACAATAGGAAAAAAGGCTGGAGAGGAACGTGGAATACATATTCAAAGCACATCAAATCATACAATAGATTTATGTGATGAAGATAATGATCAAATATCTCCAGACAGAAAATCTGGTGGGGTTCCAGAAGCAAAAGCTAAAAAAGCATATATTAGAATAAGAAGTGGATATGGATTAGAAATATTAATGAAAGATCAAGATTCTCAAGAAGAAACTAAAGATCAGCATATTCAAATATTTTCTCCACAAAAGGATAATTTAGAAAGAGGTCCTCACATTTTAAGGTTTCAAGAAAAAGCAGATGGTGCAGGTCAAGTATTTCTAAGAGTTGGTGGTAATTATGTGTGTTCTGTTTATGATAATCATTATACTAGTGTTGGAGAAGCTAATAACCCATCAAATAAAATAACAATTGTTAGCAAAAATACTGTAATTAAGACGGATAAATACTATTATAATATGGCAGATGTTCATGCTTTTTCAGCTAAAAAGGTTATATTATTAATGGCTGGAGAAGATTGTAAGAAACCAGAAACAGATTTAACTAATAGTCCAGATGAAACAGGGTGTATGCCTTGTGTATGGCCTGTTTTATGTTTAAGTCCAAAGGGTGTTACAATAAGTGATAGGGTATTTGTGTCAGCATCAAAAGATGCTGGTTGTGTAGACATAACACATTTAACTCCATTTCATTCATGTTCAAGCGATTTTAGTGGTAAAAGCTGTGGTATTTAATTATGAATTTTTCTGGATTTCCATTTCCTATTAAAAAAACATCAAAAGGTTTGTTATCTTCATTAAAAGGTCTTGATAAAATTAGATCCAATTTAATGTGCATTTTATTAACAAATCCGGGGGAACGTTGTTTAATTGGAAGCACTCGAATTCCTCTACCAGACGGTAGAGAAGAAGAAATAAAAAATTTAGTTAATTTAGAAGGTTTTTGGGTATATTCATATGATCATGAAACAAATTCTATAAAACCTGGACGTGCAAAAGCATTTTTAACAATAAAAAATGCTGAATTAGTAGAGGTTTTATTGGACAATAATGAAAAAATAATTTGTACTCCAGACCATTTATTCATGTTAAGAAATGGAGAATATAAAAAAGCAGAAGATTTAAAAGAAAATGATTCTATGATGCCTTTATATAGAAATAAAAACACCTCTGGATATGAGAGAATTTATCAACCTTATTTATTAAATTATAGAGAAACACATTTAAATTTTGTAGAAGGCACAAGATTAGAAGGTGAAAGAGAAGTAGTACATCATAAAGATTTAAATAAATTAAATAATAATCCTGATAATTTACAATGGATGACAAGAAACGACCATAAAAATTTACATAAAATGATAAGTAATATATTTATGGAAAAATTCAAAAATGATGTTGAATTTAGAGAAAATTGGAATAAAAAGCAAAAAGAAGGTTTGCGTAATTATTATGCAACTCATGACGGATCTAGAAAAGGTGTTAAATTATCTCAAGAAACAAAAGATAAATTATCAAAAAATAAAAAAGAATTTTATGAAACTCAAAAAGGTGCTGAATTAAAAGAATTATTAAGACAAAAAGCATTAAAACAATTTGAAGAAAATGAAAATGGATTCAAAGGAAAGAAACATACAGAAGCTTCAAAAGATAAAATGCGAAATAAAAGACCATCAATGATTGGAGAAAAAAATCCTTCAAAAAGAGAAGATGTAAAAGAAAAAATAAGAAAATCTTGGATAAAAAGAAAAAATAATCATAAGATTGTATCAGTAACTAAATTAGATTACAGAGAAGATTGTTATGATTTAAAAGTTGATAATTATCACAATTTTGCAGTGTCTGCTGGAATATTTGTGCATAATTGCATGCTTCCCGATTTTGGAACGCCATTAAGAAGTTTAATTTTCGAACCAAATGATGAAGTTTTAGCAGAAAAAGCAAAAGATGTAATTATTTCTTCTATTAAAATTTGGGAACCAAGAGTTGTTATTAATGCCATAGATGTATCAGCTTCTTATGAAGAAGATCAATTTAAAGAAAATTCTCGTGAGCATGTGCTATACATAAAAATAATGTTTTCTGATCCTGAAAATATATCAGAAATACAAGAATTAAAATTAGAATTACCTTTAAGCACAGGAAATGTTTAAAAAATGAGTTGTCCAACAGATATAAAGCCATTTTCTCAAACAGAAGAATTAAAAAAACCTAATATTTTTAATTTAAATTATACTAACCAAGATTTCAATTCTATGAAAACTAGATTAGTAGATTTTATTAGAGAAAGGTTTGGCAACACAGGAACTGTAATTCCAGGTACATTCAATGATTTTATAGAATCTGATGTCGCCATAATGTTAATTGAAAATTGGGCGTTTTTAGCTGATACATTATCGTTTAAAATGGATCAAATTGTAAATGAATTATTTATAGATACAGTTACAGAACCAGAAAATGCATTTAGACTTTGTAAATTGTTTGGATTTAAACCAACTCCACCAATTGCTTCTAGATCTAAATGGATAGCACAATTAAACAATGTTTTTAATACAGATGTTGTTATTGAAACTCCTTATAGAATAGATGTGCCATCAGCAACAGGACCAATTAGTATTGAATTATTTGCAGCAGATAGCAATTTTCTACCTTTGTTTGAAGAACCTATAATAATTCCTGCTGGACAAAAGTTTAATAAAAGTATTGTTGGCATTGAAGGAAAGACTATTGAAGAAGAATTTACTGGAAATGGTCAAATAGCACAAACAGCAACTTTATCATTTTTACCAGTAATTTATGATTCTGTTAGAGTTGAAGTTGACGGAAACGTTTGGGATCAAGTTGAATATTTTACAGATTCTCAACCTAGAAGAGAGTATAGAGTAGAATATAATTCTAATTATCAAGCATTTGTGATGTTTGGAAATAATAGAACTGGTTTGATTCCATCAAATGGGTCTAGAATTAAAATTACCTATAGAATAGGCGGTGGAGTTGCAGGAAACATTGTAACAGGATTTGTTGAAACTCAAGGTCAAGTTGTTGTAAGTGGATTAGATTTTACAGTTCCTATTACTTATAAAAATTATAGTAAAGGAGAGTTTGGATATGATGGCGATACAATAGATGAAATAAGAAGAAATTTACCAAAATGGATTAAAACACAAGATCGTGCTGTTACTGGGGATGATTACAAAACTATTTCTGATCAATTTAAGACTCCATATTCTGGACAAATAGGAAAATCCACTGCTGTTTTAAGAAATTATGGATGTTCTGGCAACATAGTTGATTTATATATTTTAGCTAAAGATGGAGATAATCTAGTCTTAGCTAATAATGATTTAAAAGTTGCTTTAAATCAAGAGTTAAACAATAAAAAGATGTTAACAGATTTTGTTTGTATTAAAGATGGTTCAATTAAATTGGTAGATATAACATTAGATTTAACATTAGATAAATTTTATAAAAAATCTGAGAAGGAAATAAGAGCGAATATAACTAGAAAAATAAATTCGTTCTTTTCTTTGAATAATTGGGATTATAATCAAGAGTTGAAAAGCTCTGATATAATTAAAGAATTATCTGATGTTAAAGAAATACAAAATATTCAAGTGATGTTTGTTACAGAAACAGAATCAAATGATGTTTTAATTGTTCCTAAATTTTATGAAATAATAAGACCAGATAATGTAACATTATCTTTTATTTATAATTAAGGTGAAAATGAATATAGAAAATCAACCATTAAAAGATATTAATGATAGTCCATCAATTTCTGATAACATATTAATTAATTTTGATTGTCCAGACTCTGATGGTTGTAATTTATCAAATCCATATAAATTTAATAATTTTACAATTTATCATGTAAATAGAAATTATTCATCTGGGAATAATTCAAAATATGAAAAACAAACTTACGATTTAGGATTAAAACAAAAGTTAGATATAGCAATTAAAAATGCTTGTTTAAATCCTAGTCAAGAAAATTTAGATGAAGTTGAAAAAATAAGATTAGATTTTAATAATTCAATTAATTATACAACATTTTATTATTCAGAAGCCGTTCCTGTTCTTTCTGTTGGCAATAACGAATATCCAGCTTGGATTGAAAGTGATATAGATAATTCTCAATTAATTCATGTAACTTTAGATGATGATGGCAATGAAATATTTGGAAAATATCAATATGTTTGGTCTCCAATTGGCATGAGAGAAGGAGATTATTTTTTATGTTGGACTTGGACTCCATCTGTAGATGGACAAACATTATCTAATCATATTCATTTTAATTTAAATGGAGATACAGTATTAACGACAAGTATTCCAACACACCATACAAGAAAAGATAAATATGAAATTTTGTTAGATCGTTACACTCCAGAAATGTTTAAAACAAGATATTCGGCAGATCAAGATTTGACTCCTGAAGTTATATCTGAATTGAACAATTCAGTTGCAAAAGGTTTTACTTTTCTTGAAGATATGGCAAATCATATATTAGATTTGATTGATGCTAATTCTACACATGAATCATTTTTACAATATTTAGCAAATCTTTTTAGTTTAAAACTAAGAACAGATGATCCTACTTTATGGAGAAGGCAAATAAAAGAATCTGTAAGATTGTTTAAAAAGAAAGGCACATATAATGGATTAAAAGAAGCTTTATCTCAAGCTGGAATTAAAATAAATAAATTTACTAGATTGTGGCAAATAATATCAAATTATACTTGGCAAGAAGTATTTGTGTATGAAGGAAGTAGATTATTTACCTTATCTAAAGTTTCATTAGAATTAAATAGTGATAATTTTGAAGTCTATATTAGAAAATATGATGAAGATAATTGGACTGAATTTAATGTAAATCAAATTTCAATATTAGAAGATGAAAACTCTAATTTAAAGATATTATCTTGGAATGGTGTTGATTTAGAAATTGGCGATTCAATAAGAATTGTCTATCAAATAAAAGAAGTTCCTAGTTTAGATGAACAAACCATTGAAAATTATGTAAGATTATTGCCATTATTTGATAATAGAGATGAAAGAGATCAAGAATATCCATTAAAAAATTGGAACACAAGATTAATTGAAGAAGATGATTCTATGTTTTCTTCAATTATAACAAGAAGAAATCAAGATTTTGATAAATTAATTTACGGTCAAGTTAGAACAGAATTTCCATATAGTGAAAATATTTATAATATGGAAACATATAATGGATCAACTAAAGATTCTTTAAATCCTTGTGATATAGACAAAAGCTTTATAGATCCTTGTTCTGCATGTATTAGCAGTAAATATACATTAGATTTAGAAATACAAAATTTATCAACAGATAGAATTTTAGAAGCACAAGATATTATAAAAGAATATACTCCATTTCATTCTGTATTACATTCTATTACTATATCTGGTGGTTATGATGAGTTTGTCAAGCCCCCAGAAGAAAAAATTGAAATTTTGATTACATATAAAGGAAACGAATATACAATTGCAGGATCTGCACAAACTGTGTTTAATAGAACTATGAATTCATCTTCCATTTTAACTAGACAAGATTTAACATCTAATGGACAAGATGTTTTAGGATTATTGTCAGTTAATGCTCACAATAAAAATGTAATTTTATATTCTCCTTTAATTGATTTTAAAGATATCCCATTAAATTCCAATAAAGATTGGACAAAGTTAGAAATTGATGGGCCTTCATTAAATCAAGGAACATATACAGTAGAAAATCCTTCTAAGAATTTCGTTGAAGTGCAAGGAACATTTTATTTACCATTAAATAAAACAGTTTTCAATTACAATCTTTATAATATAAGAGCAACAAAAAGTTCAACAACTGTTTATAAAGATAATTATATTACATTTACAGATGATGGAAAAGATTTTTCTTCATTAAAAAGTATTTGGGATGTAGATAACAATATAGATTATTTTGGGAGCACTTGGAAAATACAATTTGGATCATATGGTTTACATGAAATTAAAAATATATTACCAAATAATACAATTGTTTTAAACTATAGTAATTTATTACCAACTAGTAATACAAATTCAGTTTCATATACAATACTTAATGATTTAAATGAGGTTATATTAACTGGCACCACTGGTAAAATCAAAGTTGTTAACAGGGGTAGAGTGGATTTTTCTGGAGCTTTTCTATCAGAATCAGGATCAAATACTTTAGAAGATATATCATCTTTAATGGATTCTTATCATAATAATGGTAAAAATCATTATTTTTCTTTTAATGGAACAAAATATGAGTTTGATAGTTTTGTTAATAATTCAAATACACAATTTTATATTAAAGGTTGGTCAAGTGCTGATTTTTCAGGATCTGCAACTGTTCAATTATTAGAAAAAATTGTATCTAATGATAAAGGATATTTTCAATATAATGGGATTGAAATTACAAGTGTTACTAATTTAGAGACAGCACTTGGTATTCAAAACGGGTCAAATCCTGTAACTCCGATGTTAGACATTGACGATTCTTTTAAGGAAAATTATCTTGTTTTAATGAATTCAAATTACTATGTTATAACAGGAATAAATGGTGGAGTTTTAACTTTAGCAGGTCCAGAGATAGATTTAGGCATTTCAGGAACTACTTTAAATGTTAGAATTTATAGATATTCTAAAAATAATATTTCTATTGAATCAAGAGATTATCCACCAATGCATGGTGCAGAATTTGAATCAATAGATAGAAATGGCTATGAAATAATAACAGGTTTCAAGCCAGAAATTTTTAGCTTGGCATTAAATAATAATGATCAAATAGTTGAAAATGTAAATCAAAATCAGAATATAAATTTTACAATTTTAGACTCAAATGGAAATATAACAGAAGGTAATATATGAATGAAAATATAGTAAAATCTTGTGGAGTAATTGAAGGAATTATTAAAGATAAAAACACTGGATTTGAGCAGAAAATAAATTTTACTAACAATTTGCTTAAAACTGGCAGGGAAGCCTTAGCAGCATCTCTTGCAAATGAAATTGGTGACTCATATGATTATTTCATTTCTAGAATGATTTTTGGTGATGGTGGAACATCTGATGGAGTTCCAAAATATGTAAATACTGAAAGAACTGGTCTTTTTGGCCTTACAAGAGCGTCTAAAGCTGTTATTTCTACAATTGATCCTAATTTAAAATCTCAAGTAGTTTTTACATCAATATTAGATTTTGATGATGCAAATGATGTAACTTTAAATGAAATGGCCTTGCAAATGAATAATGGGAAGATTTACAGTATGGCAACATTTGCAGATTTAAATAAAACATCTTCAATTCAAATAACATGGAATTGGAGAATTTCTTTCATTTAATTAATATATAAATTATGCCAAATATTGATTCAATAACACCAGTTTTATATACAGGCGACATGCCATATCATGTTGATTTTGATAATCTTCCATTGTCTAGAATACTAGCTAGACAAGATTTAATTAATTTAGCTGTGGACCAATATACAGCAATATTAAAAGATGCTGTTGGAAGTGCTGGATCTTTATCTAATAGATTAAATCAATCTATTCAAAATGATGGTAATTTAAAATCATCAGCAATTGATAGTTCTTTACATAAAATAGGGGCACATACTGATGGTGACTATGATGGCATTTCATATGTAAGAATGAAAGAAGAAGAAAGAAACAAACTTTTAAATATTGAAGATCAAGCAAATTTATTAAAAGTATTAGCTAACGATAATTTAATAGAAAATGGCACTTTGGAATTAGTTGATAGTGACACTGTTTCTTGGACTTATATATCATCAAATAAATTAAAGGCTGAATTTGCATTTCCAGTAGAAGCAGCACATAGTCATTATTACAATTTGACGCCAGTTCATAGTAATTTAACTACTCCTGATTATAAGAATTATAAAACTACTTCTTTATCAACAGCTTTCGTTGATGGTTCTTTGAAAGTCTACATTAATGGAATTAGAATTTTTCATGATGTAGAAGTTTATGTATATTCTACAGGTGGCCCATCTGGAAATTGGTATTCTACAAAATTTACACCAAATCATAGTTCTGGCACATTTCAATTAAGTAGAACTATATCTGCATCAGATGTTATTAAAATTGATTTTGATATTTTATTAACTTAAATTTGATTGCAAATAAATTTCCATCTATCATTATTTATATGTTTTTTGTCATTAACTTCTTCTAAATAAGAATATAAAGATTCCCAATTTGGAAACATAAATTCTAATGATATAAATCCATAATACCAAACTGGTATATCTATAATATCATTTGTATTTGAAACTAACAATGTTGGTTTTTTTGAATTGTTGCTATTAATAATTTCATGAACAGTTCCTATTGTTGGAACTTTGGCTGGAACATATGCTATTATGAAGTCACTTCTATCTACAACTGCCAAGTCTTTTCTTACAAAATCTTTAGCTATTGTAGCTATAGTTTTATAATCTCTTTTTTCTTTAGCTTCTTTTAATGTAGGAAGCCATTGTTGTTTTGGATCTGAAAATGGATCAAAAACATCTAATTTAAATTTTTCTTTTAGTATTTTTACTGGTTCTATTCTCCAATTAATATTGGAAGTATCGTATTGAATAGGACCACTTAAATAAACTTTTTTATTGTCTAAAAACATATGATTTTCCTTTGAAAATTCAATAAATGATATGTTTTTAATGTTGTGAAAAAAAGTAAAAATACACTCTTTTAAATAAACTTTATTTTTAAGGCATGTAATGGAAAAAAATATTATAAAATATAGTGAAAATCCTAGAATAAATGATGTTATTAATGATATGTTGGTTGAAAGACATAGTTATTTTCAATTAAAACATTTTTTAATTGAAAAAGAGCCTACCATTCAATCAAAATTATGGAGATGTATAAGAGAATTAAAAGCAAGAAAAGACTCAATTTATTCAATAAATCTTGAAATTGAAGAAATTGAGGATTGTATTGAAGAAATAGGGAATCCAACAGATAATGCTTTTATTTCAGACAGAAGAAAAAAGAGAAAATTATTATCTTTACAAAAAAGAAAAGAAGATTTAATTTTTAAATTAAAGAATTTAACAGAAGAATGTGATTTTATTGCAAAAATGTTTGAAGAACTAGAAAAAATTGAAAAAATAAAGCCTTTTGATGAAAAAGATGAACAAATTAAATATTGGGATGCAAAATTATTAGAAGAATTTAATTTAAAAGTATTGTTAGGTCAACCATTAGATACAGAATTAATTAAAACAATTTTATCTTTAGATGACGACTCTAAAATTAAAAATAATATTACAGCAATGATAAATAATAAAATTAAATTAAATTTAGAAAATAGAAAACAATAAAATTTAGGGATAAAGATGGCAAAAAGAATATCAAGTTTAAGTACAGAGCAAAATGATAGTTTGCAGTATGTAACAGGAGATCTGTCCTTATATCCAGAATTATTAGATGATGATAATAGTTTATATACAGTTCGAAATAATGCTGAAACTGAGTTGCAACAAACATTAACATATAATGGCAAATATATAATATTAAAAGATGCCTCTAAATTTCCACCTTACGGAATTGCAAAAATAAGTAATAAAAACTATCCAGAAAATTTTGAATTAATATATTATAACAAAAAAACTAATAATACATTATCTGATTTAATAAGAGGTTTTTCTGGATCTAAACAAGATTTATGGCAATCTAAAGACACTTATGTTAGCAATGCTGTTGTTGCAGAATCTCACAATGCTAAAAAAGATGCTATTCTTAATATAGAAAATAATTTAGGAATAAAAGAATCCCCAACATCCACTTCTTTGAATGGGATATTAAAATCTTTAGAAAATAGATATTTAGCTCCAAAACCACTTTTTAGAGCATTTCCTTTATCTGGTCCAGTTGGAACGAAAATTAGATTTCAAAATTTTTCAAATAATCAATCAATTAGATTTTTATGGGATTTTGGTGATGGAGCAACTTCATCAGAAAGAAATCCTACTTATATCTACAATACAGAAGGGGTTTATACAGTAAAATTAAATATGATTATGAATACAGGTGCTCAGGGCATTTGTGTAAAAACAAACTACATAACAATATCTAACAATGAATTACAAACATTTTTTTATAAAAAATTATTAAGTGTATCAAATTCTGCTCCAGCAACATATCAATTTATTGACCAAACTGATGGCGATATTCTAGCAAGATATTGGGTTTTTGATGACGGGACAAGCGAACAAGTTGAAAACCCAAATATACATACTATTAATCATACATATACATCTTCTGGAAAATATAATCCATCAGTTTTAATAGTTTTTAAAGATCAAACTAAGCAAAGAGTATTTTTACAGGAATCAATTGAAGTAACATGAGTATACCAGATAAATTTATAGTAAGCAATTATCCAGAATCATTAGATACAAATGATAATTTATATGTAGTTCATGATTCTTTAAGAGTCGTATTAAGTAGTGATTACGATCCAAATGATCCTATTATTGCTAATAGAACTAAAATTTATGTATCTGGTGACACTTCATTATTTCCAACTACAGGAATAATAACATTAACAGATCAATGTAATGATATAAAGGATAGAGCAATTAGTTTTTATTATACATCTAAAACTGATACAACTTTTGAGGGTTTAACACCATTACCAGAATTTCAAGAAAAAAACAACATAATTAGAGCAAAAAAAATTACAAATGTTACACAAAATGTAATGGCAGAACATCATAATGCTTTAAAAGACGCTATAATAGACATAGAATCTTTTGTTGGAACAAAAGGAACTGTTGATTCTAATCCATTTGGCGAAACAATGGAAGGTCGTATTAATTTTTTAAGAAAATTAGTATTATCTCCAAGAGCTTGGTTTACAGCAAAGAATACTATTGGTTTAGTTCCATTGTCTGTAACTTTTAAAAATGAAAGTTTTAAAATTGGAGAAGATGCAACTGACAACAGTTTAATTAAATTTATATGGGATTTTGGAGATCAAGACAATGATGTATCAATTTCAGATATTTCAACTATTTCTGTTACAGAATCTGTGCCAATTTCAACTACAAATGTATATGTTGAAGATATGGATTCTGGAACTATTATCAAGACATACAACAAACCAGGAAAATATAATGTAAAATTAACTGTAGAAAATGAATTTGGAAGTGATTCTGTTGTATTTGAAGATTTTGTAAATGCAAAAGTCGGTGCTCCAGATGAGGCTATTATAGACTTTTTACCTCTTTCTACACAATCTTTAACTTCTGGAAGCCCTACAAACGGACCATATGAAAACAATAATTATCCAAAAATAAAAGCTAAAATAGATTCTATAATTAATATTAATATACAAGATGGAATCAATTCAAATACTAATAAAACATTTTCTGGTGAAGAAGTTGATATTTGGGGAGATCCAATAGACCCAATTGATGTTTATACATGGCAATTAAATGATGAATTAGATCATTCAAATGATAAATCTACTAAAGCTTTATATACTATTGGTGGTATTTATGATTTAACCTTGAGATGTGACACCAGATTTGGAGCATATAGAATCACAAATTATTTTAATGCAATTGATATAATTGAAAATACAAATTTATGGTTATTTACTTTAAATAACTCAATATGTAAATCAAATGAATTTGGTTTAATTAGTGAAACTTTCAAAACAGGAACTGTTACTCAAAGCATATCAAGAAATGATTCTTTTTTAAACAATTCAAATAATGAAACTCAAGCAAAAAAAGAATTTAAAAAGAATGTTGGATTTTGTCAAAGATCAACAGCTACTTCTGGAGATAAAGGATCTTCTTTAATATATTATTCTGCTGGTGATGTAGAAGGCAGTCCATTATCTTCTAATTTAATTAAATTTATAAGTTTCCAAGGGTTTGATCAAGTATTTAATATTGATTCATATAATTTAAACAGACCTTGGAATTGGATTTCTTTTCCAATAAATCAAAAAATTTACTTTATATTAGGGGCAGATCCAACAGAAAACTTAAGTGAAAACAATTCTAATCAAGAAAAAAGTGTAGTAAATATAGGAACATCATTAAGTTTAGATTCATCTTCTACATTTGTAAATCCTACAAATTTTATTAATGGAGCTAATGAATTAATTCAACATGTTACTTCTGGTTATGATGAACATCAAGAGCCTATAAATGGTAGATTTGCAGTTTATAGAAGCACAATAAGAGGAAATACTGGTTATTTTCTAAGAAATGATGGTGTTGGTTCGTTTTTCAAAATTAAAGAATTTTATAAAACAGAAGGAACTGCATCTAGTCCAATTAATAATTTAAGAAAATTAACAGATATGGCTGGAACAGTTAAGTTAGAAGGAGAATTAGTAAATTTAAATAATGGGATATTTTTCTTTAATAATTCTGGAAATATTTCTGCATTTAATGTAATAACAAATGTTTGGGAAATTGGAAGTAGCACATCTCCATTTAGAGCATTGCAAGATAAAAATGTTGAAGGGTATGGGGATTTAAATCAAAGTCTAATTGCAACATCTGATAATGATAGAAATGCATATTTAAGTTATGATTATAGTAGTAACGCTTTTGTTAAATATAATTCTATTGATAAAACATTTCATGGTATGATATCTAGACCATCAGGTGAACAATGGATTATTGGAATTTATTAAAACAAAAGGATAAATAACTTATGAGTTTTCCGCCAATTCCTACATATCCAATAGCAATAGATTCTGATAGAACTCTTTTTTTGGTTTATAATACATCAGAAACCAAAACAAGATCTAACAATCTTCCTTGGTCTCAAGAAATAGAAATAGAACCTGTTTCTGATAATTCACAAGAAATATGGGCAAATAATGGTTTTGCAAACATTTCTGGTGAATTATTCTATTATGATTCTGTTGGCAAAAACTCAAGTGGAAAAGTTAATGTTTTAAAAAACTGCTGTAGATCAATAAATGGAAAAACAAAATTTAATGAATCTGGAACTTGGGTTAAAGGTTATGTAGTTGCAGAACATCACAATCAATTAGTTCAAGCAATTGTAAACTTAGAAAAATTCATAGGAATTAATTATGATACAGACAAATCTACTTTAGATTTTAAAATAAGACATTTAGCTTCTTTACCAATTATAGAAGATGATCATGGTTGTCCAGATGTGGTTTTTGAGTATAAAATAATAAATTCTGGAACAGGCGAAACTGGCACTTTAATATCATATAATTTAATTATAAATGGATCTTTTAAAACATTTAGAATAGAATTTGGAGATGGAAATTTTACAACATCTAGTTTATCTGGAACTCATTTATATTCTCCAAATTCTTCTATCGATCCAATAGTTACAATTTCTAACAGTAATTGTCAAATGATTCAAACTGGTATTGATAGAACCAGTCCAAAAGAACCAGTTCCTTCGAAAGAAGAATCAAGTTTTGAAATAGATGTGCCAGAACCACCAGAATTTCCACCTATTGTAATACCAAATATAGAAACACCACAAACAACTCTTACATTGCCTCAAATAAATTTTCCATTTGAATTAGGATTTGGTTCTGCTGGTGTTAACATACCATCTGTAATTATTATTGATCCTGGAATACCAAGTGTAATAAGTTTTGGGCCATTAGATTTTGGTGACATGAGCATAACAATTGATGGACCATCAATTTCTTGGCCAGATCCACCAGACATATCAGTCTCTTGGCCAGACCCACCAGATATATCAGTTTCTTGGCCAGATCCACCAGACGTTTCTGTTACTTGGGATGATCCTCCAAACATTTCTGTTGATTGGAGTGATGTGCCATCAATAGATATTAATTGGGGAGATATACCTGAGATAAATATTAATTGGGGAGATCCACCAACAATAGGTCCTATTGAATTTGGAGATCCACCAAGTATAGGTCCTATTGAATTTGGAGATCCACCAACAATTAGTGTTTCATTTGGTCCTTTAGAAATTTTATCAGTTACGTTTCCAGATATTGTAGTTAGTTTAGATTTACCATCAACAATATCTGTTGATATAGATTGGGGATCTCCACCTGTAATACCTGTAATATTTGGTCCAGCACCTACTATTGACGTTGATTGGGGGTCACCTCCAGATATACAAATCAATTGGGGAAAGCCACCAGGAATGAGCGTAGATTGGGGTAATCCACCAGGAGTAAGTGTTGATTGGGGAGAACCACCAACTTGTAGTTGTACAATGACAGTTACATGTCCTGGATCAGCAGCAGCTAATGCTAGAGCAGCAGCATTAACTTCAGATTTTGAAGACCCATTTTTAAGTGTAGAAATGGATTCAAATTTTGCAATTCCAACAGAAATAAATTTGATTGTTCCTAAAATCCCAAATATTAGTTTAACTCATGATTTACCAGAAGCAATAACTTTAGCTGTTCCTGAAATAAAAGATATTAATTTGATTGTTCCTTTTAACTCAATACCTTCTGAAATAAATGTTTATTCTGATATACCTTCTATAATAAATGTTTATTCTGACATACCTTCTACTATTACATTAGAATACAATCAATTTCCTACAACAATTGAATTACAAATTAAAGATATTCCAGATTTAAAAATTGATACAAGTAATTTGCCATCAGTAATACAAGTTACTGGAATTCCAGATTCTATTGAACTAATAGGAAATATTCCTAATGAAATAACCTTAAAATTGCAAGAAAATATAGAAGTTCCACTAGTTTATAAAGGAGATGCGATTCCTGTAAGGTTTGATTTTACAAATCCTTCTGGTGAAGTGGCAACAGATCAATGTTTCAAACTAATTCCTTGTGGCAATTAAATGATAATTAAAAAAAATAAGAATAAAAATCAATATATTTTAGATAATAATATTTACATTAGAGATTTTACAAATGATGGCATATTGCCAATTGATTTAAATGAAATGTCTAATGATAAAGATAAAGATTTATTTCTTGAAAATGAATTAGACAATTTATCTAAAAGAATTCCTGAATTTGATTTTAATAAAAGCTATGATTCTATAGTTATTATAAATAGTGGATATGATTTTTCTAATCTACAATTTATTTTAAATGAAATTCCAAAAAACGTTTGTATTTTAGGAGTTAATTATTCATTAAAAAACTGGAAATTAATCAATAAAATTAGCAACAGTAGCAGAGCTATAAATTATTACATTGTAAATAATCCTTATGATGATTGTGTAGATTATATTCCACACTTACATAACTATTATCCACAATGTATTTGTTCGACTAGAACAAATATTAATTTTATAAATTTGTATAAAGGAAATAAAAATTTATATTGCCCTACAAGTAATGAATATTATTCTGGAGTCTCTAAAAATTTATTTGAAAATAAAATAGATGATTATAGAAATCCAATTTGTGCATCTTTACATATTGCATATAAATTAAAAGCAAATAAGATTTTTTTATTTTGTTGTGATGATTCTTTTGATAAAGAAAAACCAGGATCTGTTAAATTAGAAAATAATCTTTTTTGTTATCCTCAACAAATTTTTTCCAATAAGATTATTGGTAATATGTGTTATTGGCTAAAAAACAAAAAAATTGAAATTTATAATTATTCTAATGGAGGAATAATAAATAATACAATTCCTATTATTAACAATAATGATTTTTTAAATAGATTAAATGAATAGTTCAAGGTAGTTAGTATGATTAAAAAATTAGATATTAATTTAGATGATTTTAAAAAATGGATTGAAAAAGAATCTTTTAATGAAAATATAGATCAAGAGAAACCAGATATGATGAATGAAAATTTTATTGGGAAAGAAGTTATATCTAGCATTAATTATAAAAAATTAAAATCAAAAGCAGAAGTTTATGAAGGATATACAAAAGAAGTTTGTTTAGATTTTTTTGAAAATGGTGGGACAATAATCGAAGTTGAAGAAGATACTTTTTTAATTGAAGTTGAGTCTGGGCAATTATATTTAAATAAATCTTATGTAGAAGAAGCTTAATTTTTGTTTTTTCTAATCATTGTTTTTTGATTTAAATCTTTAGATGATTTAATTGCCAATTTTGGTTTATTAATTAATTTATTTACAACAACATCTGCCTGTTCATTAAACATAACACCACCAAATGAAGGTAAATCTTTATATCCTCTATTTTTAAGAGATTTTTTAAGCTCTTTAAAAGAAATTGCTGTTTCTAAAAATAAATCCCAATACATTCTATTATCATAAAAATATTTATTTATTTTATTTTCTAATTCAATATCTTCTAATCCCAATTTAGACACATCAATTATTTTTGTGGGGTTGAAATTATCTTTACAAGATAAAATTGTAAGTATTTTTACACCATTTTTATTTCTATTAGCAAGATATATGTATAATTTATTCATTTTTTTATAGATAATAATATTTGAAAGATATAATCAATTACTATTTTAGAATGAGCGTCATCTTTGAAATTTTCAAAAAAAATGCCAAAGGTTTCTTTAAACTCTTTTAATTTTTGGTCTTCTGACATGACATTACCATATAAAGATTATATTAAAATACAAAATAAATATTGTATTCAATATTTAGGAATAGAAGAGAAGTTTTTAATCCAATTGATAGAATTAAAAAAGCTATTAGAAATTAAATATCCTGAAATAATGTTTACAATTTCTTGCAGAGAAGAATTTTATCAAAAATATAAAAATGAAACAATTTCAGAAAACAATACTAACAATAATGATTTTGCATATATAAGAAAAATTTTATATAATAATATTGACAATCCAATCATTCAATTTGCTGATGAATCTATGGTTAAATTAAATTTTTAAAATCAATTTAAAAAATGAAATTAATATAATATATAATTGTAGATTGAGATAAAAAAATTAAACACTCAAGGAGATAAAATGAGCGTATTTAAAGTAAAATTAGCAAATTCTGCACAAGGTAAATTGGAAATTAACCCAGCTACAGGTTTGCCATTCACAACATCAAAATCAAGAACAATTAATGTTACTGGTCCAAAAAGAATTCAACGTCAATTAAAAGATGGCGAACAATTTACAGATTGCAATTACTGGAAGCGTTTTGCTTACCCACAAGTATCTCTTGAAGATGCTTTCATTGAAGTTGTTACAGATGACGGAAGTGTATATTCTGACGTAGACTCAGAAAATGTATTTCCAGTTGTTTGGAAACCAGGAACTTCTGGAGTTGTATCTGCTAATACAACATATACAGATACAAACATGTCATTAGACATTGTTGCTACTTATGGTGGTCCAGCAAAATTCGTTCAAATTCAAAACACAGATAGCTCAGATTCTATTAAAGTAAGATTGAATGGATTGTCAGGAGCTATTCTTACAATTGATCCAAACAGCACACAAATCTTTAATAGTGGTGATATCATTATTAATAAACTTGAATTCGACAACTCCTTCTCAGGTGCGGCTCAAGTTAATGCTGTTGAAGTTTTATTATCTGTTAAATCACAAATTAATAGCTAATTTAAACTAAAAACTAGAAATAATTATAAAAAGCTTGGTAATTTTACCAAGCTTTTTTCTTTTATATAATATGCCAAGAATTATAAAAAAATCTTCTCCCTTGCCATTAAGTGTAGAGCAATTTAATAAAAGAAAAGATAGAATATTAATATATCGTCAATATGGTGGATTAGGAGATATGTTAATGATGAGAATGATTTTTGAAGATTTTAAAAACATTTACCCAAAAAACAAACTATATTTTGCCTGCCCTTCAAGTTTAATAGATTCTGTTATTGATCATCCTTTTTTGGATGGAATTTTTGATTTTGAATTTGTAGACAGAAATGATTTTTATACTTATGATGTTAGTCATGCTTGTACTAGATATGAAATATATAAAGGTTCAAATGCAGATAAACATAGAAGTGATATATGGGCAGAAAGTTGTGGAATAGAATTAACTAATCATAACATGCATATTTCTTTATCAAATAATGAAGTTGAATTTGGTAAAAATAAATTAAAAGAATTTGATAATGGCAAACCATTTGTTATATTTAGTCCTATTTCAGCTATGGAATCAAAAAACTTACAAGAAAACCATATAATTGAAATAATAAAAAATCTTAAAGAAGATTATAATATAATAGGATTACACAAAAATGAAATTAAAATTTTAACAAATTTGAATATACCAACTATATCTAATTTAAACATTAGAGAATGGATGGGTGTTATTTATAATTCAAATTATGTTTTGTGTGTAGATACATCTACTTTTCATTTTGCTGGTGGAATTTGCAAGCCAACATTAGGCGTTTTCACATGGGCTGACGGTGATGTTTATGGAAAATACTATAAAAAATGTAAAATTTTTCAAAAAAGAAAAAGAGGTGAAGATTTTGCCTGTCCTTGTTATAGATTTTCTTCTTGTCCTTTAAGTAAAGAAGCATTAAAACCATGTTTAACAGAAATTAAAGGAATTGAAATAGTAGAAGAATTTAAAAAAATGGTTGAAAATAATAAATAATTTATGGCACAATACATAAAAACAGCAGAAACAAAAATTATTACAAAAAATGGAGAGACAACACTCTCTATTATATTAGAACCTATTGTAATAGAAGTAAACGTAAATATTAATCATGATGGAACTTTAAATGTTCAATCATTGAATACTAAAGACAAAGAGGAAAAACCTGAAGAAAAATTAGAAGATAAGATTTCTTGGGCTATTCCTACTTTTAACAATCAAAAAATAAAATTTGGAAAGTAAGAAAGGAAAGAAAGTATGGCAATCGGATTTGACGCAGGAACTTATAATTTAGTTTGTTGCAAAAGAGATGAAAATAACAATTTTGTATATAAAAGAGAAGTAAATGCATTTATAGAATTTCCAATTAAAGATAAATTTGTCTTTAATATGATGAAAAATGCAGTAGATGAAAATGGACAGCCATGTGTTCCATTAATTGAATGGCCAGATCAAAATGTTGCATATGCTTTAGGAGAAGCTGCAATGAGATTTGCATATTCTATGCCAACATTAGAAGTAAAAAGACCAATGTCTTCTGGATGTTTAAATCCAAAAGAAAAGCATGCTCAACAAATAATGGCTATTATGGTTCATAGCTTAATAAATGATTCTAAATCAAAAGAAACATTATTTTATAGCGTACCAGCTAATGCAGTTAATCAAGAAACTGATGCTGATTATCATAGTTTAGTCTTAAAATCTATGTTTGATGGATTTAAAGATGAATCTGGAAATGGAGTTGTAGCACAACCAATTAATGAAGCATTAGCATTAGCATATGCTGAATTAGGAAGTAAAATGTATACTGGTTTGGCAATAAGCTTTGGTTCTGGAATGGTTAATGTTTGTTATGCAATGTATGGAAATCCAATTTTTTCTTTCTCTGTGGTTAATAGTGGAGATTGGATTGATCAACAAGCTGCAAAAGCAACTGGAGAATCTATTGCATTTATAAATAAAGAAAAAATGTCTGTAGACTTAACTAAAGATGATGTTTCTCTTGTTCAAAATGCAATTAAAGCACAATATAAATTAATGATAAATAAAACAGTTGCTGGAATTAAAAAAGCATTTGATGAATCAGGCTCTAAAGTAAGAGCAGAACATCCTTTAGATGTGGTTGTTGCTGGTGGCACAAGTTCTCCAAATGGATTTGATTTAATGTTTGAAGAATCTTTAAAGTCAGTTAAACTTCCAGTTGAAATAGGAAGAGTGTTTAAACCACAAGATCCTTTATATGCAGTTGCAAGAGGATGTTTAATAGCAGCAGAAAATGCTCAAAATTAATAAAGAAAGGTAGAATAGAATGAAAGATGAAAAAATTACAAAAAAGATCTCTGATCTTGGTGCATGTGCTTATTTATTAATGCATGGATTTAAGGTTTGTGGATATAGTAAAGCTGAGAAAAGTTATTTATTTGAAATTGGTCAAGAAGAATCTGACGATTTTGAAGAAAAACAAGATGATTATTTAAA